GGAGAATAAAGTATCCTTAGAATCCGCGGATGAACTCCCATGGGAGAGTAGACGAGGGAAACATTCAAATACGAATGAAAAACAAAATGTTAGTAAGCCGTTAAGGCCGAAAATGAATAGTAAAGAAAAAGGTCAAAGCGGATTAAGAACGCCACGACCAAAATACTTGGACAGAGTAACGTGTTGGATTTGTCAGAGATTGGGGCATTATGCAAATAAATGTCCGCAACGTAAACCAAAACGGGAAAAGTCCGAAAGTGGTGAAAGGAAAGTTTATGATATGTTTAAGAAACTGTATGGAAAACTGTTCCCTTCACTAGAAGAAGAGTTGGACTTGTCAGTAAGTGTTTCATTGACTAGAAAAGGCGAAATAATGAAAAGAAAGAAAGTGACAAGCAAAACTAAATTGCAGAAAACAGTGCCAGGTTCGGAATTGGTAACCCGGCAGGATATGGTCGACCTAGCGAAGCAGCATAGGGAAACCGATGCAAGAGAAAAAGTCATTAGGGACAAAACGGTTAAAGTTAAAGCCAGTCCAGAGCTCAAGAAGGAGCGATTAAAATCAAACCAATTGAGAAAAGGTGATGTACTGAAACCAATACCAGTTAAAGTTTATAAGTTGGTAGAAAATTACCCAGTAGAAAATGTGGCACCAGCATATTTGACAGTACAAAGTAATCCTAATCAACCAAAAATTGAAATAGATTCAGGTTCAGAACCATCAATTGAAAAATCAATGATACCGCCTGAAGTAATAAAACATTATACTTATAAGTTGTGCAGAACTAAAAGTTGGCCAATAAGGGCACAAATAATAGCAACCGAATGGAGATTGAATGTACATCAGGACGATATATTAAAATTTTATCACAGTGATGAATTTAAAGATCCAAATCAGGTTCAGGTATGGATCAAAAATCATAATTATTTAGTGAATAAAGAAGAATATGGTAGTGATCCAGGTCCACTAGCGACGGTTAGTTTGTATTGGTTGTTGGATGTACAGTTTAAAACTGTAATAGTTGATGAAGAAAATAAGTTAGTCAACGACGCAGTTGTTAACGAAACAGTACAGATGCCTTTTAATGTACGACAAAAAATACAGTCAGTATATGACCCGGACTTGGACCCGAGTCATGATGAGATAACAGTTGAGTCGTTATCGCAAACGCCAAGACCACAACAGGAGATGGATTCAGTACGAGGTCAGCGACCGGTAAGTGTGAAAGATTCAACAAATCAACAATTAATGGTGCAGCATGCGAAAGATCTGTATGCAATATATGAAAAACAAAATGATGAATTGATGCGCAGTTATTCTTGGTATGAAGG